GCTGGCCTGCCCGCCTACGTCACCAACCAATTGGACGCCAAGACCGGCACGCCGGACAAGGGCCGCGTGATCGCTGGCGACTTCTCGCAAATCGTGATTGGTGAATGGGGCGTCACTGAGGTGCTGGCCAATCCGTATGCCGCTGGCTACTACGAAAAGGGCGACGTGCAGCTCCGGATCATGCACACGATGGACGCCGTGGTACGCCATCCGAAGGCGTTCGTGGTGGCTGACGACATGGGCATCTAACCGAGGGTTGCGGCATGTTGGAACTACGCGGACACGGCACGCTCAAGGCGACCGGCAAGACACTGCACGGCATCGCCGCCGTGTTCAATTCCGAAGCCAACCTGGGCACATTCTCCGAAGTGATCCGCCCTGGGGCTTTCGCCAAATCGCTGGCGACGGGTTCCAACATCCGCGCCCTTTATCACCACGATGGCAGTGCGTTGCTGGGCACTACCCGAGGTGGCACCTTGCAACTGCGGGAAACCGCTCAGGGACTGGCGTTTGAGCTTGCCCTACCCGACACCACCCATGGGCGTGATCTGGCCATCCTGGTGGATCGTGGCGACGTTGCGGGATGCTCGTTCGGGTTCCGCGTGCCCGAAGGTGGCGACCGCTGGGAAGAACGAGGTTCGACCCTTGTGCGCGAGCTGCTGAATGTGGATCTCGTGGAAATCACTCTCACGTCAGACCCGGCATATCAGGACACCACGGTAGCCATGCGCAGCCGCCCGCCTGAGCGCTCTTTCTGGGACTGCAACCGCGTGTGGCTGGAGACTTGCCGATGAGCATCATCACCCGCATCAAAAGCGCCATCGGCCTGGAGGAACGCTCCGTGCTGGGCGTCAACGGCTGGCCTGTTCCGCTGTCTGCCAGTGCCGTGACGCCTGCCACCGCTCAGGGTGTATCGGCTGTCTATGCCTGCGTGCAGGCCATCGCAGAGACAACGGCATCCCTGCCGCTGATCCTGTTCAAGCGCAACGGCGACGACCGGGAGCGCGCATCGGATCATCCGCTGTACCGCGTCCTGCACGACCAAGCCAACCCCGAGCAAACCGCCCTGGAGGCCCGCGAGTACATGCAGGCATGTGTGCTACTCCGAGGCAATGCCTTTGCGCGCCTGGTGCGCGGCTGGGATGGCCAGGTACGGGAGCTGTGGCCCCTCAACCCCGATAACGTGCAAGTGCAGCGCACCAGCTCCGGCCTGGTGTACGACTACACGAAGGACGGCGTATTGACCCGCCTGCTGGCCCATGAGGTGCTGCACCTTCGCCACCGCCTGGGTGACGACGGGGTTATGGGCGTGTCGCCTATCGCCGCCGCCCGTGGAGTGGTGGAGCTGGCCCAAGCCGAGAACGAGCACGGACGAAACACCTTCACCAATGGGGCAAAGCTGCTGGGCGTGCTCAAGTTCCCCGGACGCCTGAAGCCTGAGCAGCGCACCGCCATCGCCACATCGTGGGCCAGCCAGCACGCAGGTGGAGGTAACGCAGGCCGCACGGCGATTCTGGAGGAAGGCGTGGACTTTCAGGCCCTGTCCATGACCCTGGAAGATGCCGAGTGGATCGCCGCCCGACAGTTCTCCGTGGAGGAAGTGGCCCGCCTGTTCCGCGTACCGCCTACCGTGATCGGTGATCTGAGGAATGGCAACTACTCCAACAGCGTGGAGATGGCCCGCCAGTTCGTCACCCAGACACTGCGCCGCCACCTTGTCGCATGGGAACAGGCCATTGCTGCCAAGTGCCTGACAGACGCAGGGCGGCGCATGTACTTTGCCGAGCATCAGGTGGAGGGCTTGTTGCGTGGCGACAGCGTGAACCGTGCGCAGTTCTATGCAAGCGCCATCGAATCGGGATGGATGAAACCATCCTATGCCGCCCGCCTGGAGAACATGCCACTGTTCGACGGTATCGACGCTGAGCGCAAATCCGCGCCCAGTGCCACCCCTGCGCCGCTGCCGTACCCGTCCAAGCAACAGGAGGCCGCAGCGTGACACGTTCGCCCACGTTCTTTCGTGACGCCAGGCAACAGCCACCCAAGGGCCTGGACAGCCACGGCAACCCACTGCCCGAGGCCGAGCCGCGCCGCGTGAATGGCTACCTGGTGAAGCCACCAATGAGGTGGACAAAGGACGCCAATGGGCGGGTGCTGCCGCTCAACTCCGCAGCGTGGCGCAAGCTCAGAAAACAGGTGCTGGCTGAAGAACCACTGTGCCGCCACTGTGCAGCTCAGGGGCTAGTGGTGCCAGCTACTGAGGTTGACCATATGAATGGCGCAGCGGACAACAGCCGGGAAGCGCTGCAAGCTCTTTGCAAGCCCTGCCACTCCATCAAGACCATGGCCGAGCTGTACGGCAGGCCGGCGCGCATGGGATGCGATGAGAGCGGCAACCCGATCAACCCCTCACACCACTGGAATCAATCGACTGTAGAGGCCGCTAAGGGCCTTGCTGGGGACGTTGTAGGCGACTCTCAGAAATCACCAGCAACCGAGGACGCAACACCGACCGGTTCCCCTTCTTTTAATGCTGACTGCTTAAAAAATAGGCAACCATGAAGCTGACCCCCAAGCGCCACCGCTCCGACAGCGCCAAGAGTGCAGCCAAAGCGCACCAGAACGCCGCCCAAGCGCCTATTGAGCCGCCAGGGTATGTCACCCTGCCCGAGCCGTGCAAGCCCTTCTGGCAGGCCATCGTGACCAGCCGCCCGCGCGACACATGGACGGACGCCGACCTGGTGCAAGCCGCCAACCTCGCCCGGACGCTGCACGCCATCGAATCGGCTCCGGTGGGCAGTGACGACCATGCAAAGCTGACCCGCCTTGCCATGGCTCTGAGCCGCGCCGTTTACGTGCATGCCACTGCCACGGTGGGCCGCGCCGCCGACACGGTGCAGGAGGCCACGGCAGAACGTCACGCCCGCCAGGACGAAGGCGACGACCTGATCCCGAGGCTCCGCATGGTGACGAGTTGATTTTGGGCGATGCTATGAAAATCGAAGCAGCCAAAAATAGCGAACACCTATCAGGCACGCTTATTGCGGGTCGCATAATACGTGCCATGCAGTTTTGATAGTTTTTGCCAATCATGACCCGCGCCGCCCGCATCATCGAGTTCATCGAGCGTTATTGCGTGACGCCCGAAGGCGCAAGCGTGGGCCAGCCGCTGGTGCTGGCTGAGTTCCAAAAGGACTTCATCCGCCAGGTGTACGACAACCCGGCAGGCACGCGCCGCGCCCTGCTGTCGGTGAGCAGAAAAAATGGCAAGAGCGGCCTGGTTGCTGGCCTGCTGCTGGCGCACCTGGTGGGGCCCGAGGCGAAGCAGAACGCGCAGATTGTCTCGGGCGCCATGAGCCGCGACCAAGCCGCCCTGGTGTTCAATCTGGCGTGCAAGATGGTGCAGCAGTCTCCGAAGCTGGCGCCGCTGGTGAAGATCATCCCCAGCGGAAAGCGCCTGATTGGCCTGCCGCTCAACGTGGAGTACAAGGCCCTTGCAGCGGACGGCAAGACGGCGCACGGCCTTTCCCCGGTGCTGGCCATCTTGGACGAAATCGGCCAGGTGCGTGGCCCGCAATCCGACTTTATCGACGCCATCACCACCAGCCAGGGGGCCCATGCCGAGCCGCTGCTGATCGCCATATCGACACAGGCGGCCTCGGATCAAGACCTGTTTTCACAGTGGCTCGACGATGCCCGCCAGTCCAACGATCCGCGCATCGTCTGCCACCTGTACGCCGCGCCCGAGGGCTGCGACCTCATGGACGAAAGCGCCTGGCGTGCGGCAAATCCGGCCCTGGGCCTGTTCCGCAGCCTGGACGACCTGCGCGAGCAAATGACGCAGGCGCAGCGCATGCCGAGCATGGAGAACAGCGCCCGCAACTTGCTGCTGAATTGTCGCGTCTCCACCTTTTCCCCATTCATCAGCCCGGACGCGTGGAAGTCCTGCGCAGGCCCGGTGCTGCCTTTTGATGGCCCGGTGTTCGGTGCCCTGGACTTATCGGCCCGTACTGACCTCACGGCCCTGGTGATCGTGGGCCAGGTGGATGGCGTGTGGCATGTGCAGCCGCACTTTTGGACGCCCGAGCAGGGATTGGCAGACCGCGCCCGCCGCGACCGTGCCCCCTATGACGTGTGGCACCGGCAAGGGTTCCTGCGCACGACGCCAGGGGCCACCGTGGACTATGAGCACGTCGCCGCCGACATGCTGGAAATCTTCGCTGATCTGGAAGTGCAGGCCATCGCATACGACCGCTGGCGCATCGACCTCATGCGCAAAGAGCTAGACCGCCTGGGCGCAGACCTGCCGCTGGTGGAGTGGGGCCAGGGCTACAAGGACATGGCGCCCGCATTGGATGCCCTGGAGGCCGAATTGCTGAATGGACGCATCGCCCACGGTGGCAATCCGCTGCTGACCTGGTGCGCCGCCAATGCCGTGGTCACGCGTGATCCAAGTGGTGGGCGCAAGCTGGACAAGGCGAAGGCCACCGGACGCATTGACGGATTGCAGGCCCTGGCCATGGCCATGGGCGTGGCATCAAGGGCCGAGCAAGCGCAGTTCGTGGGGTTTGACGCCTTCACGTTCGTTTGAATAACCCTAGCCGGGAGGGGCCGCAAGGCATAGCCCGGACGCGGATTAGTCGGGCAGTGCCGCGTTTCGAGAAAACCCCGACAGCCAGCGAGTGGGCTTCACGGACGGCGTGCAGAAGTGAGTGATTCACCAATGCGGGCCTGGCCCTGACCTTTCACCACGGCGCTGGCACCCCGCCCCGGCCCTGCGTGATGCTTGTCCGGGGCACCTATTCCAACCATTTGAAAGAATCAAATGCTGACCCTGCAAGACGCCAAAGAACACCTCCGCGTTGATGACTGCTGCGAGGACATGCTGATTGCCCGCCTGATCGACGCCGCCACGGCATCGGTAGGCGACTACATCAACGCCACCGAGCCATTGGACGACACCGCACCCGCTCCGGTGAGGGCCGCCGCGCTGCTGCTGGTGGGCGCGCTGTACGAGCAACGCGAGAGCCAGGGCGACCGCCCGTACAACAAGAACCCGGCTTTCGAGGCTCTGCTGAACCCCTACCGGGTGCATTCATGAAGGCGGGCGACCTTGACCAGCGCGTGACGGTGGAGCGGTACACCAGCACCGAGGACGAGCTGGGCCAGCCTATAGAGTCCTGGGCACCCCTGTTCACCTGCTGGGCGGCTGTGGAGCCGCTGACGGGCCGGGAGTACCTGGCCGCGCAAGCCGCCGTGTCCGAGGTGACGGCCAGAATCAGGATGCGGTTTCGCCCATGGATGACTGCGCAGGATCGCGTGATCCACAACGGCACCACCTACAACATCGTGAGCCTGATCGACGTGCGCTCAGACCACCGGGAGCTGGTGTTGATGTGCAAGGCGGTGGGCTAACTGAGTTCCCGGTACAGGTTGGCCCAGTGCACGCTAGTCACGCGGGATCTGTCTGCGATGTAGCGCCGCGCAAATTCGTCTGACACCTGCGTGTCCCATTCCCGAAATTTCTCCGCTGAACCGGCCACATCGAACAGGTGAGCCCTGGCAAACGCAAGGCACTCATCGTGCCGCGAGTTGAAACCAGAGGCATGGAGCACTCCCGCAACCATTTCAGTCTTTGTCATGTGTCGTCCTCGATTCGTTGGCATGGTATCGCGGACGATTGCGCCTCACAAATGCCTTTTGCATGCACACGGACTGCACACGCTACCCATGAAACCCGCATGGATGTTGGTTAATCGCAACTATCCATCATCGGCGCAACGGACATGCGCCAGGGGTTGTGTGGGGAGGAGGGAGGGGTGGGCTGCACGAAAGATCTTGGCGATGGGTGGCGGAGTATTGTCCCAGGTACTGCATCGGGGATGCAGGCCAATGGATTTGTAATGATTTTCGACGCTTGCGCCCATGGTACAAGCGCTATACGCTATCAATAGGG